GCCCTTAGCAAGAGCGTTCCAAGTACAGTAATTACCCCTCACCTCCCCACCAGCGCCTGTGTCGGTGCCGTAATTAGTCGGGGTGTCTACGAGGGAATCGTTGCCACTGCCAGCGGTGACCGAGATGTTGTTGACGGTCCAGGTGTTGCTGTTGCCAGAAGTGTCCGTCCCTAGTGCGGCGGCGGTGGAGTTATCGCTGAACGGAAGGTGGAACGAGTTGCCGGGGTAGGTGCCGGTGTATGCCTTGGGCTGCCACACGCCGTTGGCGTCGAACTCACCGAAGCTGGTGGGGTCTAACGCTTGGCCGTCGATGAAGTGGATGTCGGCAAGGTAGCCGTCTAGATAAAGGCCAAAGGTGCTTAACCATCTACCGATGCGATGTTCAGTAGTAGTATTGATTTGTGTTTCATAGTTTTGCGAAAAAGCTGATGTAACCGTGAGCGGAGACTCAGTGCCATTTACATAAATCTTTAATCTGTCGGCGGTAGTAGATTGGGTTGTGTCGCAAGCAATTACAATATGATACCAAGCTGATACATCTCTAAAGACTGCTTGAGTGTTGTATTTAGTGCTTGATGGAGAGTCAAGCAGCCTGAAAGTGTCATCATTATCAAAATTGATAATTGTGTATGGGTTAGTACTTTGATTTCCTCCAAATATCTGCTGAGATGTGCCTAACGCACTCCTTTTCACCCACCCCGCCCAGGTCCATGTCGTTCTACTTCCCGCTGATGCAGGCGTTCTGGACAAGTAGGCACTGTCACTACTGTTAAAACGCAAGCTGCGTTCGATCTGGTAGCCTTCAGCTCCGGGGGCTTGTCCATTCCAAAGTTCTGTATTAAATGTCATTACGCAATACCCTCCGTCACATTACCCATCAAGATATTTGAACTATCCTGTACGTAATACGGAATGATTGCAGGGAACGTAGCAATAGTTGGTGCAGTGCCACCAGGAAACTTAAAGTTACTTGACCACACCACAGGTCCAGCAGTAATACGAATAGCACCTGTCTGACCACTTACCGCATTAGTTGGATTAGGAGCAGTAATAGCACCTATAGTCCAAAGATTACCTGTACTTAGGTCAAACGATCCAGCGGTAATGGTACGTTCAGTAGTACGTGTAGCAACAGTAAAGGTCGGTAGAACGTCAGTCTTTACTGTATCTGCATCATAACTTTGAACAGTTACATCAACATCACCATCAACAAGAATAGTATTACCAGCAGGTAGAGTTGCAAGGTTTGCATCATAAGCTTGAACAGTGACACCAATATCACTATCAAGCACTACATCACTACCACCCTGTTGAAGAGTACCAGTGAAGTTTGAAGTAGCAGCATCATATTTAGCAGTATCTGCATCATATGATTGAACTGTTACATCAATGTCAGATGTAGCTACAAAATTAATGTCAATGTAATTTTTAGTTGCAGCATCTTGTGCAGCAGTTGGATCACCAAGATTGACAATCTTATTAGATTGAGCATCCAACTCTCCTCCCAATTGAGGGGTTGTATCAGTTACAAGATCAGTTGGTAATGCATCTACATAAGCCTTAGTAGCTGCATCCTGAGCATTGGTCGGATCACCAAGGTTAACAATTTTATTAGTTAGTGCATCCAGCTGACCACCAAGTTCAGGTGTAGTGTCAGTTACAACATCAAATGCATAAGATCCAGCACTAAAGTTAATGAAACCAGTACGTTGATCAACTTCAAAGAAGTCACCAATCTTAAACTTACCATTCTGATCAGTAATAGCAGTCCACACCTTACCACCATTAGATTCTACAATCTGTTTAGAATCATCAGGTACACCACCATTTTCAGGCAATGCACGGTAATCAGTACCACTACCGACATACTCCATCGTATGACCACTGGAAGCAATCTGTGAACGAAGGAAGAAACTTACAGCAAGGTCATCAGCAACATCACCATCAATACCAAGGTTCTCACTACGTTTAGATGGATTAGGACGACTGATAGTAACAGTCCAACCATCACCACCTTCAGAATCGGTGTTAGCGGTAGCAGACAACACAGGGTATGTCACACCATTAACAGTAACAAGCATGTTACTTTGAGGACGTGTAGTAGAACCATGCCAACTTGCATCAGCAACTGGTTCGTTGATGTTAAAGGTAAGATCTCCATCAGTCGCAGCTCCATCCACATTAGACGTGAAGATAGCTGTAGTGGACTTACCATCTGCCACAAGGGCTTCATCACCAAAGTCTGTTGTAGAGGCAGCTAGGTTAGCCTGACCACCATTTAGACATTTGATATGATACTTATTGAAGAATGCATAGCTACTAGTTGCTTGACAGTATCCATTATTAGTAACAAGGATACCAGGCCCATTAAGTCCAACATGGGTGTAACTATCACACACCATAGAACGTAGAGGACTATTAGAATTAACAGTAGCACCATTAACCAAAAGACCACCACCAGTCGGTGCAGAGTCTAGGTCTCCAGCAGTACCACCTCTCGGTTTGTGTGCATTCAAATCATTGTTATCAATCTCACTATCTGAGAAGTTAGTGCAGTTTTGAATGTAAGGTGATTTAATAATATAAGCGTTACTATAGAATGCAGCATTCCAACCCTGCGAAACAGGTAGACTGGAATCAAATGTATTACCAGTACCAGTACCAGCTTTAACACCAGTAAAGGTCATGCTGCTTAGATAACTACCGCTATTAACTTCAAACAAGTTGCTTGTTTCAGTAGCAGGAGTTGGGTGTACAATACAGCTACGTAGTGCTTGACCAATAATAGAAACATTACGACGTTTGATTTGCAGTGGTGCAACCTCTTGATAAACACCAGCAGCAACAACGATAATCATACCGTCACCATTACCAGTAACTTCAAGTTCAAATCCAGAACCACCGCCACCACCAAGATCAGCATCATCAGCGGATAGAATATCACCAATGCCGTAATCTTGTAGTGTAGTAGAACTAGTAACTGTAGCTGCAGATACAATACCACTAGAAACAGTGATGTTTGCTCTCAGTCCACTTCCAGAACTACCACCAGTCAGAAGTACATTAGAGTAAGTACCATCGGTATATCCAGAACCTGCAACCTTAATAGAAGTATCAATATCACTATTAATATCACTCAATGCACCCTTAATGGTCAGTTTAGGAGCACTGATGCGGTGACCAGTATTAGCATCATCACCACCAGAAGCATCAACATAAATAACCTTTGGTTGTTCTCGGAACGTACCACCAGAACTGATTGCAGTCCAAGCACTACCATTCCAAATAGAAAGTGTTAGATCATCATCATTCTGCAACCAAGTTTTACCTACTTCCCAATCACTACCAGTAGGAGTAGTAAGTTGTACAAGTGTATCAAAACGACGTGCTGCAGCAGAAGCAGTAAAGATATTGGTATCAGCAGGAGCAGGAGATCCAGCATCTTGCTCAGAATAAGTGATAATTTGACTGTCTTTAATACGGTCAAGGTCAACACTACTAGAACCAATACCTAAAGTAATTGTACCGTCACCATCATCGGTAACAGTCAAACCAGTGCTATCAACAGCAATATCACCAGTAATAGCAGCGTCGATCATGTCGTCGATCTTTGCTGTAGTGGCAATAGTAGTATCGTTATTTGGATTAGCTTCAGATGAAGTTACAATGTCTGAATCTTTAATGCGATCCAAATCAATAGAACTTGCACCAAGGCCAACAGTAATAGTTCCATCTCCGTCGTCAGTAATTGTAATACCAGTACCGTCGGTAGCAATATCATTAGTGATAGCAGCGTCAATTTTAGAATCAACACGGTTATCAGTTGCTAAAGTAGTAGGAACACGATTGTCATCACTAACCCAAGTCTCAGTGCTGTCGTTAGTTTCATTTGCTTGATCTTGAAACCGTGCATCCATTGCAGCAGTGGTAGCAATTTGACTATCATTGCTAACCCAAGTTTCATTAGATTTAATAGTTTCAAGATCAACATCCCAAGTGTTGTTTTTAATTTCTTGAACTGCGTAGTTATTCTGAGTAAAATTATCATTCAGATCTTCTGCTTTTATAGCAGACCCTGGGAAAAATGTAGCATTAAGAGTATCGATGTCCGTATCACGATAAATACGGATCTCTACACCATTAGCAGGAGCAGAATCAAACTCAACAGTGGTGGCATTAGAAAGAGAATATGCAGTTGTAGAAGTCCCATCAAGTGTAATTTTGATATCAGACTCTTGGATGT